GAGGCCTTCAAGGTGCAGAACCGCGACTTCCTCGTCGCCGCTGGCCGACTCGCCCGGTCAATCGACGTCGACATCTTCGCCAAGAACCTGGCTAACTTCTGCCCGATCCAGATGACGCCCGACCAACTGGCCCCCGAGACGGTCGTATGCAGTGACCTTAGGTATGCTAACGAAGTCGAAGTGTGCCAGGACGTGCTTATCGACCTAGGCTGGAAGGTTCGAACCATCTACGTCTCCACCGCCGGCATCGGCCCCGCCAACTCCGAAGAGCTCGACAGCATCGCCGAGATCCGCGAGCGCCATTCCTTCGACCTGGAGCTGACCTTCGCTCCTAACACCCGGAATACCATAATGCAGGAGGGTCGCTATATCGCGAAGACGTGGCGACTTTAGACCCTGAGACCATCGCATGGGGCAAGCGCATCGGCATCTCCCGCGAGCGCCTTGAGTTCCTCGCCGAGTGCCCGAAGTATACCCGCACCGGGCGCAACGACAAGCCCGCCTACATCAAGACGGAGAACCCAAACCACCACCTACAGAAGCTCGGCTCCTGCTGGTGGCTTCGCATCCGTCGGCGCAAGACGGACATCATCCACAACCTAGGAAAAGACCTCGACACCGCCCGCCGTCACCGTGACGAGATGCTCGCGGCCTACGACGCCGGACAACCCATCCCTTACGTCTCTACCAAATGAGTATCTGGCAACCGATTGAGACGGCAACTTGGGATGTATTGAACAAGAATGACCGCGTCATACTCGCAAACGAAGACGGAATTACAGATCTCGCGACCGTAGTAGATGTCGCCGGGCAACTTGGTTTTAATGACCAATATGGCTTTCCTTTGATGGCCAAATACGACGGCTTTACCCATTGGATTTACCTGCCTAAGCATTCCACCAAATGAGCACCCCGACCCGCTTCGTAGCCTTCGGCGACAACCACGGCGACATGGCCGACGAGAACGCCGTCGAGGCCCTCGTCGAGTTCATCAAAGACTACAAACCGACCGTCCGCGTCCACCTAGGCGACTGCTTTGACTTCCGATCGCTCCGCCGTGGGGCCGGGCAGGATGCCGAAGGCGCTGAGTCCCTCATCTCGGACATCGAGGCCGGTGAACACTTCCTCGAGCGCACCAAGCCTACGGTGTACCTGATGGGCAACCACGAGCACCGGGCCCAAGCCCTTCAGCATACCTCGGGCTCCGCCCTGGTACGCGACTACTGCGCCGACCTAGAGGCCCGCATCAAGACCGCCGCGAAGAGCTGCGGGGCCAAGACCATCCTGCCCTACCACGCCGAGAAGGGTGTCTATCGCCTCGGGCAGGTCGCCTTCATCCACGGCTACGCCCACGGCCTCAACGCCACCGCAGAGCAGGGCAAGCACTACGCCGACCGAGGCGGCGCGCTGATCCACGGACACACGCACACCCTCACCCAGGTCAACCTGACCAAGGCCGAAGGCGGGGCCGCTTTCTCCGCCGGCTGTCTCTGCCAGAAGGACGCCATGGCCTACGCGTCTCACCGACTCGCCACCTCCCGCTGGGGCTCAGGCTTCGCAGCTGGCTGGGTCGACGGCAAGGACTGGAAGGTCTGGCTAGTCCACCGCGTCGGCTCTCGCTGGGTCTGGACGACCGACCTCAAGGTTTTCACCCCGAAGAGCAAATGAGACGCTTCGACCCCGCCCGACTCATCGAGGCCTTACGCCAGGAAGACGTCATCCCAGTCCCGAATGGCTGGCTGACCGTCGAGCAGATCCGCGAAGAGCTGAACCTTGCCTACACGCGCAACGCATCGAGCCGAGCCCTCGACCTTTACCGACGCGGCGTCCTCGACCGCCAGCCCCATCAGTTCAAGGCGAACACCGGGCAATGTCATAAGGCTTACGTCTACCGACCGAAGCCGCCCTTCAAGTCCATCAAGGCCGCAGCCGACGGCCTGTTCACCCTTCAGTCGGAGAAAGTCCCGAAGGGCTATGTGCGCATCGTCGACTACGCCATGACCCTAAAGGTTTCCGACGTGGCCATGCGCTGCCGAATCGCCCGGGCAGGACTGAAGCCCAAGTTCTTCAAGACGGCCCGCGGCATCTCGGGCATCCACCGCAACGCCTTCTACCGCAAGACCGACCTCGACCGCATCTGCGGTTAAAACATTTGACGCAGGGCATCCACGCCCCCAAACCTCCACCCTCTCTTCTATGATCCCGCCGAACAACGTCGCCGCGGAACGCCACCTTATCGGCGTTATCCTGCGAGACGCCCTCCCCTTCCCGCCTGACCTCAAGGCCTCCGACTTCTTCGACCCTACGCATGCCGACATCGTCGGGGCCATCCTGTCCCTGGCAGTCGACGGCATCCGGGCCGACGAACTGACCGTCACCCAGAAGCTGCGCGAGATGAAGTCGCCGGTCGAGGCCGGCACAGTCTCGCTAATCTCCTCTGACGCTGGCCTGTCTGAGTATCGACCCGAGCACGCCGACCTGATCGCGAGCGCCGCCTTGCTCCGTCAGGCCGCAGACGCCGCCGCGAACGCCACCGACCCCGATGTCCTGCTCGACCACTATGCCCGACTGGCCGAACAGCGCAAGGCCGCCAAGCGCGAGAAGGACACCGGCGAATGGTTCGACCTCGACGCCCTCGACAACTTCGACCCTCTCGAGGATAAGACGGTGCTCGTCGGCAAGGCCCGCCGCTGGCTATGCGAAGGCTACGCGGTCAGCATCGTCGGCTTCTCCGGCACGGGCAAGTCGTCCCTGATGATGCAGATCGCCACGTCGTGGGCCCTGGGCCAGTCCGTCTTCGGCCTAGCCCCCGTGCGTCCCCTGCGGACTCTCATCCTACAGGCCGAGAACGACGGAGGCGACATCGCGGAAGCATGGCAGGGCGCCACATGCAAGATGACCCAGACCGAGAAGCTACGGCTCAAGGAGAACATCGCCATCGTCCGCGACACTAAGCACATGGGCACGGCCTTCCCGGCCTTCCTCGAGAGCCTGATCCTGAAGCACGGCGCCGAAGTCGTCTGGGTCGACCCTCTCCTGGCATACGCGGGCTTCGACATTGCAGACCAGTCCCTGACCACCGACTGGCTGCGCACGCAAGTCGACCCTGTCCTCAAGCGCACGAAGGCCGCCATGATCTACATGCACCACACCACGAAGCCGAAGTCGGCCGACGACCTGGACAGCATGACCCCCTCCCAACTTGCCTACCTCGGCGCCGGTTCCGCCGAATGGACGAACTTCGCCCGTGACGCGGGCTTCCTTTACCGCACGAAGGGCGAGCCTGCCCGGTACAAGTTCGGCTTCTCCAAGCGCGCCTCCCGTTGCGGCCTGACCGACATTGCCGGCGAGCGCTCGCGATCGGGCTTCATCTACCTACAACATTCGCAAGAGGAAGGCGTCCTTCGCTGGGAACACGCCCCGACCACCTCCTCCGAGGCCAGCCCGCCGAAGGGCCATTCCAGCCCCGCCAAGGCCCCTACAGGGCGTCCGAACTACGTCTAAGGGGCAGGACACCCCTGCACCCCTAAAGACCCCCTTCCTTCCCTTAATCATGACCTCGTCGCTAGGGTATGCAACTCCGTCTCCCACAGGGGGAGTATTTAATAACGCTACCCCCTCTGCTGGCGCACGGGGGCGTATTAAATAAATTAAGCCGCACCTACCCGAGATGAGCCCACGTCGCCCTCTCTCCCCGGCTCAACTGAACCTCCTACGCATCCGCCGCGAACTGACCGCCCGTCGTCGCTGGCTCTGGAAGAACAAACGCGACCTCATGCTCGCCACCCAGGCCTGCGCCACGGCCAAGGCCACCGAGATCAGGGCAGGGGCTAACACCTACCTCCTCGAAACCGTCCGCACATGGCCGGCCACCCTGACCCCTCCGCAGCTCGACGCCCTCCTCCTCGACATCCCTTACACCCGTAAGGGCAAGAAGCGACGCAAGCGCCGAGACTCCCTGGTCAGACGCCTTCGCCTGTTAGGGCTCATCGGATACACGGCTAAGGACAACACCTGGCACAACCTTTGCACATTGCCCCCGTCAAAACCTTCTGCACCGTCCGAGATGAATGACCAAGGCCCGACTGAATGACCTGACCGCTCCGGCGGAAGAGGCGCGTTCTTTCGACGCCTGGTTCTTCTCTCAGCCGAAGAAGGTGCAGGAGAAGATGCGCAACTCCGGCGTGCTGCCTTACCGCGAGATGGTACAGTCTCGGCACGTCTTCAAGGTGAAGGACGAACATACCGCCTGGATGAACACCGGCACGGATGAGCACGTCGAGGTCGACGCATTCATCTCCCGCGATCTCGTGGCCGTCATGCTCAAGGCCTTCATCGATGCCCTGGCCATGTCGGATAACTTCTACTTCCGCCGGCACGTCGAGCTGATCAGGTGGGCGCTCAGTCTTCCCGGCTGTCTGTCCTCGCGTATGATCGCACGCATGTATGGCAAGAGCCATGAGGCCATGCGCAAGCGGGCCCGGGCAATCCAGTTGGCCGTCAACTCCGATGCCCACGGCCTGTTCCCTCATTGCAACTCCAAGCGAGATAAGATGCGCGTGACGTTTGACCGTCATAAAAGTCATTTAGATATGACTGAATAATCGTTAAGCGGATGACCAAAAGTAATCACAAAAATCAATCCAATCGTATGGATTCATATAAAATCATTAAAGCGGTTAAGCGTGCATAAACACCCCCTAAGGAATCTTTTATATATGACCGTTTGCCGCGTTGGACGACACCTGCCCTCCTTTTTTATGAGGGCAAAAGAGGGTTTTGACCAAAACAGCAAACGGGGGAACTCCAGCACTCGGCCATGACGCGTAAACTCAGCAACCTCGAGATCGGCACAGCCTTGAACATCACGCCGCAGCGCGTGAGCGTGCTCAAACGCGAAGGCCTTCCCACTGACAGCATCGAAGCCGCCCTGGCATGGCGGGCTCAACGCGAAGAGCAGCGCAAGGCGAAGGCCCCGAAGGCGGCGCCGGCGCAGCTCGACGACGGGACGCTGGCCGACACGATCAGCGAACACCGGGCGCTCGTCGGTCGGGCCCGCGGCGTGTGGCTTGCGTCGATGGAGGGCGGAGACCCCAATCAAGGGAAGTATCAAACCGCATACAACCAGAGCCTCAAGACCCTCGTCGCCCTCGAGGAGGAGCAGGAGCGTCGTCTCATCCTGGCTAAGGACTACATCGCCGCAAAGGAAGCGACGGAGGCCATGCGTCAACTGATGGGCGAAGTCGTCAACCGCCTCGACAAGCTGGCCCTCGACGTGGCCGAAGGGTGTAACCCTGAGAACCCGGCCAAGGCCGTGAAGGCGCTAGAGACTTGGGTACGCAAGACGAAGGCCGACCTCTCCGCGAACGATGAAGAAGCGTAAGCCCAAGCCCAGGCGCAAGCCGATGCCGAAGCCGTCGCGTCCGTTCAAGCGCAAGCCGAGGAAATGGTCGGAGTTGTCCGACGAGCTGTATCGTCTGCTTAAGGAGGCAGGCCTGTATGAATAAGACCGACCTTCTCCGCGTAGGCCGTGACGTGCTCAAGCCGTCCGACTCCGGCGACGTGGTCGAGTGGCTCGAGGAGAACGTGCTAGCCATCCCTGACTCGCCGATGCCCGGGCCGTTCCGATCGGAGCGCACGCCGTGGATCGCGGAGGCCTTGCGCATCGCCGCCGACCCCGAGACGCGGATGCTCACCGTCCTCGCCAGCATCCAGTCCGGCAAATCCCTCTTCGCCCGCCTGTTTACTTGCCACATCATCGCAAACGCTCCCGGCCCTACCGCGGTATTCCAAAGCACGGATGCGGAATCTAAGGACTTCGCCCTTCGCTACATGCGGCCCGTCTGGAACAACTGCCCGCCGGTGAAGGCCCGCATCTCGGTCGACGACATGGATCGCTCGACGACGACGGACTTCGACCGCATGACGCTCTACTGCCGCGGCCTGTGGAATGAGGCCAACCTTCAGCGCCTGTCCCTGCGTTACACCATCGCCGACGAATGCTGGATGGCACCGCCAGGTCACCTTGCCGAACTGAGCGCGCGCGTGACGGCGTTCGGCTGGATGGGGAAACGCATCTTCATGTCTCAGGGCGGTCGGGCTGGTCAGGAGTTCCATCAGCTGCACGAGACGACCGACCAGCGTGATTGGAACTTCAGGTGTGTCCGATGCGACACGCTCCAGCCCTGGTTATGGGAACAGGTCAGGTTTCCAGACTCGGCCAAGACGACGG